AGCCTGCATAAGGTGACTAGCCCTGAAGATCCATCCTCGTGGAAGGTGGATACCAGCGAGGCTCCTACACCTGGTGCATGGAATATGCTGACCTGGGCCGCGAGTAATCGCACTAAGTTCATGGAGCTGGTGATCAGGGAAAAGCTCAAGGATCGCAAGGAGGATGATGGGGGCATGTCAGACAGTGGCCAGTCCGTTGACGAGATAGATCGTATGCTTGCGGAGATCAAGTCCGGTGACTGACTTCTATTCCCAAGTGCCGAAGACCCTGGTGGAGAACCTGGAATATCGCCGGGATCTGTTGGCATGGGCAGACACACCCAAGAAGCAGAGGGTGCTTTGGACTGCCTGCAACCGGGATATCCTGTACTTTGTGAACGCCTTCTGCTGGCTATACGAGCCACGAGCAAGCAAGCTCCGGGGAACCAAGAGCAAGATCATCCCGTTCATGACGTATGAGTACCAGGATGATGCGTTTATCAAGATGAACGAGTCTCTGGGTATCTCTGATGTCGGGGTGGAGAAGTCCCGTGATCTTGGTGCCACCTGGATGTTCCTCACGTTGTACTTCTATCACTGGGTGTTCAACCCGTTCTCTTCCTTTGGGCTTATGTCTAGGAATCAGGATCTGGTGGATAAGCCCGGGAAGAAGGACACATTGATGTGGAAGCTGGACTTCCTGCTTAGTGGTGAGGGTGGTAAGGGGGGTTTGCCTCCGTGGATGAGGCCCAAGAATGTGTACCGCACGAACCTGTTGATGGAGAACAGGGACAATGGGTCTACCTTTGAGGGCTCTGCGACGACAGGTGACGCCTTCCGTGGTGGCCGTAAGACTTCCATTGGTATGGACGAGTTTGCCTCGTTCTCCAAGGGGGATGATTATGAGGCCCAGGCAGCAACTCAGCATGCGACAGATAGCCGGTTCTTTGTGTCTACTCCCAAGGGGGCGTCGGGTGCCTACTACGATGTGATGCACGAGCCCTCCAGTATGGTGAAGATCATTCTGGACTGGAGAAGCCACCCTGACAGGAGACTGGGCTTGTACCAGGGTAAGGACGGTGACCTGGAGATCCTTGACAAGGACTACAAGTTCCCCGAGGGATACAAGCATGTCCTGGACGGGAAGATACGAAGCCCCTACTACGATGCAGAGTGTGCCAGGCCGGGTGCCACGCCCCAGTCGATTGCCCAGGAACTGGATAGGGACTATGGGGGCAGTGAGTACCAGTTGTTTGGCCCGGAGATGTATGAGGCCGCATCGACTCGCACCATGATGCCTTTCAAGCAGGGTATCTTCGGGTATGACGTGGAGACTCTTGAGCCACGGTTTGCTGCGACGGACGATGGGCCGCTGAACCTGTGGTGTCATTTGCCGGATGACATGCCGATCAGGGATCAGGAGTATGTGATTGGCTGCGACATCTCGGCTGGCCTGGGTGGAAGCCATACCTCTAACTCTGCCATTGTCGTCCTGGGTGCTACTACCTACGAGCAGGTTGCTGAGTATGCGACCAACACGGTCAAGCCAGATGACTTTGCTGACCTGGCGGTAGCCATGTGTAAGTGGTTTGGGGGGGCATACCTGATATGGGAAATCAACGGGCCTCCTGGTTCTGGGTTCACTCGTCGCGTACTCAACCAGAACTACGACAACATCTTTTACCGGGAAGTAGAGCAGCGGAACTTTAAGAAGAAGACCAAGAATCCTGGGTGGTTCTCCAGTGAGAAGACGAAGCCTGCTGTGCTGACAGAGATGAGCCATGCCGTGAAGTCAGGGAAGCTCGTACTTAGGAGCGAAAAGCTATTGGAGGAGTGCCGTCAATATGTCTATAAGGAGGGGAGGATTGTCCACAGTCGAAGCGTAAAAACGCAGGATGATTCTTCTAAGGGACAGGCACATGGAGACAGGGTTATCGCTGCAGCACTGGCATGGCATGCGGTGAAGGATAGGCCCCCGGAAGTCAAAACAGAAGAGTTTACTCAGAAGATACCTTACGGGTCGATGGCCTGGAGGTTGAAGCAGCATAGCGAGAAAATGGAACTTGTGAAAGAAGATGGGTGGGACTAATGAATCCGAATAGCACAAAAGACATGAGCCGCCTTTCCTCTGCGATCAAGACCTCTCGCAGGTCATTAAGGCCGTTTCGTGAAAAGCGGGCCAAGCTGATCAAGGACTATGTGGGGGCACACTACGGCTCTGGTGGCCCGGACAAAGAGAACGTGATGAACTTGATGTATCAGACGGCTGATACCTATGTTCAGGCTCTGGCTGCGAACAGGCCCAGGGTTCTTATCTCCACGAAGCACAATGACTTGTCCTGGTTTGCTCACCACTTTGAGGTCGGGCTCAACAACCTGATTGCTGAGATCAAGTTGGAAGAGGTTCTTCGCCGCGCTGTCCTTGAGGCTTTCTTTTGCATTGGGATCGTGAAGGTCTACAACGCAGACGCCGGGATGATCCAGCTTGAGGGCGAGGATGAGTGGGTAGATCCAGGCAAGCCCTATGCTGATCTCGTGAGTCTTGATGACTGGTTCTATGACATCCGGGCGACGAGTTGGCGTAAGTCCAAGTTCTGTGGCAACAGGTATCGGATGCCCTATGACAAGTTCATGCGAGATGACTCTCTGGACAAGAAGCTCAAGAAGGACATCAGGCCGACCTCTCGACATACCTATGATGTGAATCTTGAGGGGGATAACCCTGTCAGGGACATGCTTGATGATGAGCCAGACAAAGACGACTTTGAAGAGATGGTGATGCTCAGGGACATCTGGCTTCCCGAAGAGAAGCAGATCATCACCATGGCAGAGGATCACAGCAAGAAGCCCCTTCGCGTCCTGGACTGGGATGGCCCGGAAGGTGGGCCTTATCACCTGCTGACATTTGCAGATGTGCCTGATCATGTGATGCCGCTTTCTCCTGCTATGACACTCAAGCCTTTGGCCGACATGATCAATGGGCTTCTCAGGAAGCAACGTCGCCAGGCACAGAGACAGAAAGACATCCCGTTCTACCAGTCTGGGTCGCATGACGATGCAAAGCGGCTCCAGAGGGCAGAGGATGGGCAGTGGACACGGGTAGATAACCCGGACAGCGTAAATGTTCTCAAGATGGGTGGTGTGGATCAGGGGAACCTGGCCTTTCGTATGTCGATGCAGGAAGTATTTGACCGTATGGCTGGTAACCTGCAGGCTATGGCCGGGCTTGGCCCCCAGGCTGACACGTTAGGTCAGGATCGCCTGATTCATAGCCAGGTATCAAAGCGACAGGCGAATATGCAGTACAAGGTGGTTCGCTTTGCTGAGGGGGTCTGTCGTGACCTTGGCTGGCTTCTCTGGACGGATGAGATCCTGGAGATCCCTGGAACTAGCGATCTGGAGGGATATGAGGTCGATTCCACCTGGATGCCGGAAGTCCGGGAAGGGGACTGGTTCGACTATAACTTCAAGGTCGAGCCCTATTCCATGCAGTACAAGTCTCCCAGTGAGCGTGCAGCCGCACTAACACAGTTCATCAGCCAGATCGCAATGCCCATGTTCCCCATGATGCAGGAATATGGAGGAAATCTGGATATTCAAGAGATGATCGAGATCTATGCAGACCTGATGGACATGCCCAGGCTCAAGCAGATCATCATGTTCGAGGAGCCCAAGAAGGATCGTCCTGGCCCGAACCCAGCACAGCCTCCGGGCCCACAGAAGCAACAGGGGCCTGATCATCGAACAACAACGAGCATTCCGACAGGGGGCACACCCGAGAACAGAAGTCATGTAATGCAGCAGCTTCTTCAGGGTGGACAACCAAACCAGGATCAGATGGCTAATTTAGGGAGGATGTAATGCCAGGGCCCAGAAAATACTTATGGAAAGACGACGATGGGGAAGTTCGGTGGCACGATGTGCCTGCTCCTGCCCGTGGTGCCCCGAAGCCAGAGGGGGGCAGATACTTCGGTGCAAATGGCTGGAGTACGGGCCTGGAGTCCGACTCAGCGTCAGTTCATAGCAGCCAGGTGAACGAGTTCCGAGAGGACGCAAAAAAGCAAGGTTTGACTGGTGTTGAGTTCGACAAAAGTGGTAATGTTAAGTTCACAAGCCGCGACCAGCGTGCCCGCTATCTCCGA